GTTTTAAGGCTCCCACCCCCCAACTTTAAGCTTTGGACTTCAAGTACTGGACAATCCACCAGTTGGAAATACCAGTGCTCGTTTTATCTCGGCCTTCCGATTGCAGGCTCTTCGTATAACCGAGAAAGTCTGGCATGTAGTCAGTGGCCTCTTTGGCTAACTGCTCGATGTTATCCAAGAAACCTGGGATATCAATACCCAATCTGTATTTATCCCCTTTCATGCAATACTCCACGAACTCTTCGCGTAATGGATGAAATTTCACATTCTCCAATATAGATAATTGTCGGAGCGCAACCATCTTTGGACCCCAAGTCTCTGGGTCATAGAAACGCTCTTGTTCAGCCAACCTACCTAAAGCTCGGTAAGTTGAGTAAACGCCTACGCATACATTATTAATTCTGTAATCATTATGATGCCACCGTCTCAGGTATACGCAGTCATGTTTGCTCGCGTACTGCTTGTCAAGATTCATCTCTTGACCGTGGCTTGAGTACACTCGCACTACATCCTCTACTTTAATTCCGGGATAACTAAGTAAGCCATCGTCACCCAGATCCATAGAGTGGGGATTTAAAGTCTTCCCCGCAGCTAAAGCTGCTTCAAATTGTAGGGCTTTGTGGGTTATAGTTTCATCTGCATTGGTTCCACCGGAACCAGAACCCATTCCATGCTCGCCGCGCCGGATATCACCCCAGTTATAAGCAAGCGGAATCATGTACTTAATGGGGAAAACATTGTTCAACCAGTGATCTGAGACCTCTGAGTGCGTAAGAATACTAGAAAGTACCTTACGTGCACAATCCTGCATATCTTTGTTAAAATGCTGGTCAAACTTACTAAAGTCAGTACATATTATTAGATCATCTTTACCCTTTGTATCAAACAGGCGGGTAATCTCCTGATCAACCGCATCCATGCCTACCCAAGCAGGTACTAAATTGAAGTGTTGACATGCTTCAATTAGAGGTTGATATAGCTGTAATTCCTGTATGTTCACAGCAAACGGAAACATCCACACCACTCGCTGCTTAACATCATCAAATTCAGGACCACCTTCCTGTCCTCTCCAACCAAGAGTTGCACAACCATACCATTCCTGGTGGTTCATGTTCATAAGCACCTCATTGCCGTCAGGTTTAACATAACACGGCATAGTCTTCGAGATAACAGTCCGACGCTTAGTGAAATAGGGGCTACCGCTATTAGTAGACTTCTTCATCACGTCGACGGTTCTACGTTGATCACGTATTCTCAAACCGCGCAAAGGTTTGAGCCAATTAATCGTCGCCTCGACTGCGGCATCCGATATTGGTTTCGACTCTAGGAGAATAGAATCGTAGTAAGAATCGATATCGCCCATTCGCTCTTCGAGCGGCTTCATGATTGACATCGGTCCGACTTTCTTGCGCAAGTCATCTTCGAATTCCAACAAAGTTGGCCACTCATCACGTATCCGGTTCAGAGTAGGTTCCCAACCTGTTAGAATCTCTTCAAGTGACTTACCCTTAAAGAAAGTTGTTCGATACTCCTCGTCATTACCTGATACCACATGGCTGAAATAAGCCCGTAATCCAGGATTGGGAAGTTCGAAATACTTATCAAACGAATTAGTTGCCATATTCCAAATGGCCTCCTTTCCACAATGGAAAGGCGAGCTAGGCTCGCCTTTCTTAAATTAATCCTTACAGACCAAGTACATACACTAAGTGCCAAAGATAGGCATCAATAGTTCTGTCCTGAATCCTCAGGATTGTCTTAATCGCTAACATGTGCGAAACGAGCTCACGCTGAAGCTGCTCAATCTCATCAATCATACTCTGAGCAGTACTCCAGGAGTAGTCGCCTCGGTCAGCGTCATCATTCAGGCGCACGCATTCAGCATCGTAATGCTTCAGTGCGTCGTAGCACCTGAAGAACTCATCCTTGAGTTCAACAAAGTTAGAATTAAGATTATAGTCCTTCGACTTTGAGTTCCTTGACATATCAGAAACTCCTTTCATAAGAATTTTGTAAATT